CAGCAATTACTATGCCTATTATTCTGGTGGGTTGCGGCCCGGCTTTGCCGCCTAATCCCCCGCAGGATGATCCCGCCCCCATCCCGCCGCCGAAAGGTGGCGGTTCCGGGAGGGAACCCCAAATAAAAATAATAATGGCGGCGTAAGCCGCCCGACGATTTTTTGAAAATGGGGGTTTTCCGGTAAAGTGCTATCATTTGACTGTCTTTTGAGTGCATACAGCGGACAAAATCAGCCATACAATATCTATAAGCCTGTTTGAAGGGGGTATTGTATGGCAACAAACAAGCGTGTTTTCACCTTGCGCCTATCTGATGAAGTCTTTGACAAGATCGGGGCGCTTGCAACCCGTGAACACCGATCCATTACCAATTACATTGAATTTGTTCTTCTGAAACACTTGGAAGAAGTGGAAAAGGCGGAAGGAACGATCAATGTCGATAATTCACCCAAAGGGGTATAACTGAGAATGTCTGTCCTGAAGCAAAAGAGAACCACAAGCAAGGCCGAGTTCATCAACACGGCCAATCAGATTTATGTTGAAACCCTGAACTTCCTGACCCGTCTTTCAGCCCGGTATTCCCGGTTGATTGCGGAGCCGGTGGCAAAGCTGGCCGGTGAGATCATCGACCATGCGGAGAAGGCCAACAGTATCTTTCCTTCGGACAACCAGCGCATTGAAATGAGGAAGGCCCATCTTCTTGAAGCACGGGCTTCCCTGATGGCGCTGGATGTTCGCTTGACCCATGTTTACCTGATTCTGAACCAGAACCCGGAAGGGGCCTTTACCACTTCCAAGGGAAATCCGGTGAAGTCACAGGATGCAATGGAAAAGCTGGATAAGATGGCCCAAAACTTGGGTGAACTGATCGACAAAGAAAACGAACTTCTGAAAGGGGCAATCAAAAATGTAACAGCAAAACAGAAATGATTTCCTATTAGGTGCGTGACTGTTAATGTGTCCTCTGGCGGTTTGGTGGGGCCTTCGTTCCCCTAATTACAATAACAACAACAATTTCGTTATTGTCTGGACGGATGGCAACAACAACAATAACAATGCCAATAATTCTGGTGGGTTGCGGCCCGGATTTTGCAGATATACACGGTCAAATGTAGTAACAGAAGGCAAACGGCTTTTCAGGTGAAAGACGACCGATGTAAAAGGAGTTGCGCTTCCTTGGGTGTAAATCCCTAAAACTGCCCTTTGATGCCCTTACACGGACGCTTCTTGCATGGTGGGTGATTGTGCCTTAACCCATTTCATGTGTAAGGGCAAAGCAATTTAGACGGCACCCTACAAGATATTTGTACGAGGGGCGAATACTTTTATTATGACAAGCCAAGAACGGCATGAAGCAAGGTTCCAGCGCCGCAAAGCAAAGCGGTTGGAACGAAAACAGGCCCGGTGTGATAGCCTTGGGCCAACGAATAAAATATTTTCCTATCGGAAGATGTTCTTCTACGGGAAAAAGTGCTGTAACGGGGTGCGGTGGAAGCAAAGTGTTCAAAACTTTGAAGGCCACCTGTTTTCCGGTACGGCAACACGGCGGCGAACGGTGTTGGAACAGACTTGGAAGCCCAAATCCTGTTCCCATTTCACCCTTCGGGAACGGGGAAAAATCCGCCCGATAGATGCCCCGCACATTACGGATCGACAAATCCACAAAACCCTGTGTAATGAAGTCCTGATCCCGTTGTATTCACCTTCCATGATCTATGACAACGGGGCAAGCCAAAAGGGAAAGGGCCTTCATTGGCAGTTCAAACGGATCAAACAACAGCTTGGATGGCATTACCGGCGATATGGCCGGGAAGGTGCTGTGTTGCTGTTGGATTTGAAGGGGTTCTTTCCAAATGCTTCCCATGCCCTGTTATACCAGCGGCACCGGGAATTGATTTTGAATCCTGAACTTCAAAACTTGGCTGATACTGTGATTCAATATTCCCCATGCCCGACACCGGGCCGGGGGATGCCTTTGGGCGTTGAGCCTTCCCAACAGGAAATGGTGGCGTTACCAAGCAAAATTGACCAATGGATCAAATGTCAGGCCCGTGTTCATTGCGCCGGTCATTACATGGATGATTACTATGCTTTCTTTCCCACGGTGGATGAAGCAAAGCTGATGGGCCATGAAATTGTAAGGCGTTTTGAAGCCGCTGGAATCCGAGTGAACAAGCGCAAGTGTAAGGTGATCCCGCTTACAAAGCCGTTCCGGTTCTGCAAAGCCCGGTTCACACTTACCGAAACCGGCAAGATCAAGGTGAATGGAAGCCGGGATGGAGTGAAACGGGCAAGGCGAAAACTGAAGCTGTTTCACAGGGAGTTCAAAGAGGGAAAACGATCCTTCTTTGACATAGAACAATACATGGAGTGCCAAAGCGCCTATTACCGGAACTTCAACGATCATGGCCGGTTGTTGCGGTTGCGGCGGCTTTACCATGCAATCTTTTTCGGAGGTGGACAATGTTTAGAATCATCAAAGCCGGGGCCGGTATCGGCCTGACCGAGAACCTGAACTACATCAAGAAAGCCGAAAATGGTTGCTACATCCTTTGCCCGGAGCATGATGCTTCGGGCATTGTTTTTGAGGGTGTGGCTTACCATTTGTTGGGCCGTGCCGCTATGGACGAACTGGAAACCGTGAGTTTGGAGGAAACGGACGCAGGAACCGAGATTACCAAAGCCACAGAAGCCGGTGGAATCGTCTTTGTCACCTTGGCAGAAGCCGGGAACATTGACCCCATCACGGCGGCTGAACACGCTGATCTGTTCGCTGAATGGGCTTTCCCTGTGGCCTACACGGTAGGGCAGATTCGCCGCTACCAAGGCACCCTTTACAAGTGTGTTCAGGCCCACACTTCCCAAGCGGATTGGACACCCACAGCCGCTTCCAGTTTGTGGAGTAAGACAAATGATCCCGCTGAAGAATGGCCGGAATGGAGCCAACCGGTAGGAGCGCATGACGCTTATCCCAAGGGGGCAAAAGTGAGCCATAACAGTAAACATTGGGTTTCCACAGCGGATGCCAATGTGTGGGAACCCGGTGTATATGGTTGGGAGGAATCGGCTTAATGGAGTACAAAATCTATATTTGTCGCAAACGGGCTAAATTCAAAGCAATTTGCGGACAAGTGAACATTCGGTATGGAACCATCCTGAATTGTCAGGGTGGTTTTTTGATTCTGAATGATCTTCCGGTGTGTTCCGTAACCAGCCAAAACGCCTATGACTTCTTTACCCAAAATGATGATGGCATGGGCAAGGAAAGGGGTAAACTTCTGAACCGGATCACCGCAACGCTGATGAAGCAGACCCCCGGACACAACGCCCGGTGGGGGAAAATTTGGGATGATCCCCGTTGCCAAAAGTACAAGCGCCCGGAACAGGATGATCATTGGATTTGGAATCATGACTTCTACAACGGCCCTGTTGAGGATTTGCGCTATATTGCCGCCCTGATCGGGGCCTGATAGGAGGTAAACATGACGCTTGAATTGTCTATTGTAATTTCTGTTCTTTCGGTTTCCTTTGCCTTGTATTCCGGTATTTCCAACCTGAAGCGCAACGATAAGAAAGACACCGCCGAGGAAACCGCCCAGCTTACCACCGTGATTGTGAAGCTGGAAAACATCGGGGATGGAGTGTCCGAAATCAAATCTGACATGAAGAATGTCAAGGGTGAAGTTCAGGAATTGCGGGAACGCCTTGTGGCCGTGGAGCAGTCCGCCAAATCCGCCCACCACCGCCTTGATGGGCTTGCGGGTGGTGTTGATGCGTGAGCCGCCGAACATCCCGAAAGCCAAAGCGTGAGTTTTCCAAACTGATCTTGTATGTGGTGGGGGCCGTGACCGTTGGGGTTACGGCCTTCACCCTTATTATGATTTGGCGCACGGAAAACCTTGAACCGCTGGCCTATCTAATTCCCGCCGTGTTCGCAGAATTGGCAACTGCAACCGGGTTTTACTATTCCAAAGCCAAGGCCGAAAACCGGATCAAACTTCGGAAACTATACGGCCCTGAAATTTATAACGATGCAAAGGAGATTTGAACCATGCTGAACGCTGTTTTGAACAACCTGATCAATATTGGGTGGGCTATGCTGATCTTCCTGTGTGCGTACCTGTCCAATGTGGCCTTTTCCCTTTACTACAACATCAAGGTTTTGCTTCAGCCTTTCGACAAACAGAAGATGATCAATTCCGGGCTGAAGGTTGCCACTTTCGTTGTGGGCCTGACCTTGCTGTGTGTGGCAATCACCACCCTTCCCATTTACGCTGATCAGCTTGGGTGGGCAATCCCGGAGGAATACACAGAAATTTTTGCAGACTTGGTTATTGTGGGCGCTGTGCTGATGGTGTCTTGTAAGTATATCGCAGAAGCCTTCACCAAGTTCAGGGCCATTCTTCAGGTGAAAGGAGATACAGAAAATGAGTAATTCCCCCCTTGTAACCTATACCCGGATCACGAAAAACAAAACCAGCCCCCGGAACCATGCCATTGACACCATCACGATTCATTGTATCGTTGGGCAATGGACAGCAAAACAGGGGTGTGATTATTTCGCCACCACAGACCGGCAATGTTCCGCCAATTATGTTGTTGGTAAGGATGGTTCCATTGGCCTTTCCGTGGATGAAAAGGATCGTTCTTGGTGTTCCAGCAACGGCACCAATGACAACCGGGCAATCACCATTGAAGTTGCTTCCGACACCACCCACCCTTACGCCGTCACCGCCAAGGCTTATGCGGCCCTGTTGGATTTGGTAACGGATATTTGCAAGCGCAACAGGATCAAGAAGTTGGTGTGGAGTACGAACAAGAATGACCGTGTGAATCATCGGAACGGATGTAACATGACCGTTCATCGTGACTTCGCCAACAAAGCCTGTCCGGGGGAATATCTTTATTCCAGACACGGGGAGATTGCCGCAGAAGTCAACAGAAGGCTTCAGGACGCTTCCAATGGTGGTGGGGTAGTAGTTACACCCCCAGCCGCAGAAAAGCCCACAGGCGGCACCACAGGGGCCACCGTGACCCCTTACCATGTGCGGGTGAAGATCACCAACCTGAATATCCGTAAAGGCCCCGGCACAAACTACGGTGCAACCGGCTACATCCAGCCCGGTATTTATACCATCGTGGCTGAAAGCACCGGCAAAGGTGCGGCCAAGTGGGGCAAACTGAAAAGCGGTGCCGGGTGGATTTCCCTTGACTACGCCACTAAAATCTGACCATGAGAAAAGGCCCTTCCGGTTCAAGCTGGAAGGGCCTTTTTTGCGTGTTTCTACTATGTTACTAATAACCCCGATTTCACCGAACTTCAAAGGGCTGAAATGTTCAGTATTTGGGCGTTTCAGAGCGTTGCAGAGTAGAAATATTTATGGTATAATATTTAAATCTATCCCCCGACCTCACGAAAGGAGCCGCGCGATGCTGAAAAAAGCCTATGTCGAGATCACAAACCGCTGCAACCTCGCCTGCTCCTTCTGCCCCAAGACGAAGCGCGAGCCGCGCACGATGAGCGCACAGGAATTCGGCCTCGTCCTCTCGCGGCTCGAGGGGTATGTGCAGTACGTCTACCTGCATGTGATGGGCGAGCCGCTGCTGCACCCTGAGCTTACGACGCTCTTCGCCCTCGCCAAAGCGCGGGACATGAAGATCTGCATCACGACGAACGGCACGCTGCTCCAAAAGCGTTCCGACGAGCTGCTTGCCGCCGAGAGCCTGCACAAGATCAGCGTCTCGCTCCACAGTTTTGAGGGCAACGACGGCGCGGACGAGCAGGAGCTTTCTTACCTGACACAGGTCTGGAACTTTGCTGAAAAGGCCGCGAAAAAAGGCGTCATCGTCGCGCTGCGCCTCTGGAACGATGGCGGCGCGGACGCGCGCAACGGCGAAATTCTCGACTTTCTGCGCTCCCGCACAGGCGATCACTGGCCCGAGATGCGAAACGGCAGCTTTCTTCTGCGCGACCACCTGTATTTGGAGCGCGCGGGCAAATTCGACTGGCCTGATCTGAGCGCCGGCGAATCCGGCGCACAGTTCTGCTACGGCCTGCGCGACCAGCTCGGCGTGCTTGTCGACGGCACGGTCGTGCCCTGCTGCCTCGATCATGAGGGCGATGTGGCGCTGGGGAACCTCTTCACCCAGCCGCTTACCGAAATTCTGACCTCCCCGCGCGCGCGTGCTCTGCGCGAGGGTTTCTCCCGGCGGAAGCCCGCCGAAGAACTCTGCCGCCGCTGCGGCTTCGCCGCGCGCTTCAACAAATGATATGATGACAGAACATTGGGAAAACTTAAATGCCCTGACCGCGCCGCTGCTCACGTGGTATGACTTAAACGGCCGCACGCTGCCATGGCGCAGCGTCGTCACGCCGTACCGCACGTGGGTCTCGGAGATCATGCTCCAGCAGACGCGCGTGAGCGCCGTCATTCCGTACTTCGAGCGCTTCATGGCAGAGCTGCCCGACGCCGCGGCGTTAGCCACCGTGCCGGAGGAACGGCTCTTGAAGCTCTGGGAGGGGCTCGGCTACTACTCGCGGGCGCGGAATCTTCAAAAGGCGGCAAAGGTCGTCGTCTCGGACTTTGGCGGCGAGTTGCCGCGCACTTGTGCAAGTCTCAAAACGCTCCCCGGCATCGGCGACTACACCGCCGCCGCCATCGCCTCGATCAACTTCGGCGAGCCGGTCGCCGCGGTGGATGGGAATCTGCTGCGCGTCGCCGCGCGCGTCAGCGGCTGCGCCGACGACATCATGGACGCGAGGGTACGAAAGCAATTCACCGCGCATCTCAACGACGCCATCGACTTAGCCCGCCCCGGCGCGTACAATCAGGCGATGATGGACCTCGGCGCGACGGTATGCCTGCCGAACGGCGCGCCGAAGTGCGAGATCTGCCCCGCGCGAATGATGTGCGAGGCGTATAAAAACGGTCTCACGGAAATTTTACCCGTGCGCGCGAAGAAAAAGGCGCGCAAGATCGAAGAGCGCACGGTGCTGCTGCTCTTTCAAAACGGCAAGGCCGCGCTGCGAAAGCGCGCGGACACGGGACTTCTCGCCTCGCTCTGGGAATTCCCGAGCGTTTTGGAGAACCTCGACGAGGCGGGCGTTTCGCTTGCGCTTGCGCAGATGGGGCTTTCGGCGCAAGCTGTCGAACCCGCGGGCAGTGCCAAGCACATCTTCACCCATATCGAATGGGACATGAAGGGATATTTCGCCGACGTGACGGGCGAAAACGACGATCTATTCTGGGCGGACGCCGCGGCGTTCGACGCCGCCGCCATTCCCACTGCATTCAGGAAATTTGCCGCGCTCGTTCGCGCGCGGCTGCAATAAGAGAGGGAGAACAACGACCATGGCACAGCTTTACTTCAAATACGGCGCGATGGGCTCGAGCAAGACGGCCAACGCGCTGATGGCGCGCTTCAACTACGAAGAGCGCGGGCAGAAGACGCTCCTCTGCAAGCCCCAGCTCGACACGCGCGACGGCGACCACATGGTGCACTCGCGCATCGGCCTCGAATATCCCTGCGTCTACTTCCACGAGATGCGGCAGATGGACGAGGAGGAGCTCAAGAAAAACGCCTGCATCATCGTCGACGAGGCGCAGTTTTTGACAAAGGAGGAGGTCTTATACCTCGTCCATCTCGTCGACGACTGCGGCATCCCCGTCCTCTGCTACGGGCTGCGCGCCGACTTCAAGGGCGACCTTTTCCCCGGCAGCTACGAGCTGCTTGTCATGGCCGACAAGTTAGAAGAGGTCAAAACCATCTGCTGGTGCGGCAAAAAGGCCGCGTTCAACGCGCGCTTTGACGCGCAGGGCCATGTCGTCAAGCAGGGTGCGCAGGTCGTCATCGGCGCGAACGACCAGTACATCGGCCTGTGCCGCAAGCACTGGATGCTCGGCGACCTCGGCCCCGACTTCAACGGTCAGGGCACGGGCGACTGATGCGCTGCGAGATCTGTCCCCGTCGCTGCAATGCTGAGCGCACGGCGGAGAAAGCGGGCGGCGTCTGCCGCATGCCCGCGGGGCTCGTTGTCGCGCGCGCAATGCTGCACATGTGGGAAGAGCCCGTGCTCAGCGGGAAAAACGGCGCGGGCTGCATCTTCTTTTCGGGCTGCAATTTGGGCTGCGTGTTCTGCCAGAACGGGCGCATCAGCCACGAGAATTTCGGCAAGGTCATTACGCCGGCACATCTGCGCGAGATCATGGAAGACCTCGTTTCGCAGGGCGCGCACTGCATCGATCTTGTCACGCCCACGCACTTCACCCCCTGGGTGCTCGAAGCGCTGGATCAGCCGCTTCCCGTCCCCGTTGTGTGGAACAGCGGCGGCTACGAGCGCGTGGAAACGCTCAGAACGCTTGAGGGTAAGGTGCAGATCTATCTGCCCGACTTAAAATACGCCATGGAACGCCCCGCGCGCGAGCTTTCCGCCGCGCCGGACTACTTTGAAGCTGCCGCCGCGGCCATCGACGAGATGGTGCGTCAGGTCGGGGCGTATCAGATTGGGGACGACGGCCTGATGCGCTCCGGCGTCATTTTGCGCCACCTCGTCCTGCCGGGGCAGATGGAGAACACCAAGCGTGTCATCGACTATGTCTCGACGCATTTTCCGCCAAAGACGGTGCTCTTTTCGCTCATGAGCCAGTATACGCCGCAGCCCGGTTCGACCGGCGCGCTCGCGCGGCGCTTAAATGAGCGCGAGTACCGCACGGCGGTGCAATACATGCGCGACTGCGGCCTGACCGACGGCTTTTGTCAGGAGCTCTCGAGCGCCAAAGAGGAATACACGCCCGTTTTCGACCTACAGGGGGTATAGGATGGCGAATTCGCTCAACTGCCTGCGCTGCGGCACGGGGATGCAATTTATCAGGCGTGAAAAATTCCAGCTCGGCCAGACCGGCTGGGTGCTCGGCGACCTGCCGAATCTCTTCGCGGGCGCGATGGAGATCGAAATTTACGTCTGTCCCAAGTGCGGAAAGCTCGAATTCTTCCAGCCCGGCAGCGACAAATTCGCAGGTACGGCGGACGAGGCAAAGACCGGCTTCGGCTATCTCCCGCCCGACGCGCCGGGCGGTCTGCCGCGCAAAAAGTGTCCCGTCTGCGGGGCGGTGCTCGACTTTGACTATGGCCGCTGCCCGTACTGTGAGCACGAATTCTGA